GCCTGGATACATTTTTCTAAACGTATTTTTACTGATAATTTCAGTAATTAGACACTTTTCTGCATCGCTGCCATCAGGAAGAACGCTATTAGGATCAAAATAAACAGTAAATGGATTATGAATTGGTTCGATGTAAATGTCTTGGTCAAAGGAAGATTCAGAAATATATCTCGTATTAACCCGCCAAAAACCCCAACCCATGCGCACTTGAAAATCGTTAGCAATATCGTATGCCATATCTGCATTGGAGTTCACCTCAATATGGCGAAAGATGCCTGTAATGATCTGCGCAACTTTTTCATCAGACTGGCTATTCATGCCATGAGCGACCATCCTGGGACGCTGCTGTCTGAATTGATTGGTAATCTGCCTTACATACGCATCAACCTTATTGATCGTCAAGCATGGACGGGATTCCAATCCACGGCTATTCTGTACTTCAATAGGCCATTGATCTCCGGCCGCAAACTTTAAGTCTTCAAGAGCTTCTGAACGATTATTGGAATCAGCATCAGCTACCAATCGCAAAAAGTCTTTGGCAGCTTCAATCCTGCCTTCATCATCAATAATATCGGCCATTTTTAGCCCATCCAGCTAGAAGGTGCGTTATAAGAAGGCTTTTTACGCCTGATTTCTTTAGGTTCAGCAATCATTAAACCAATATATCTAAATGCGTCTGCCCCATGCGAATAACTATCATGCAATGGAGTTTTGCTAAATTGTTTAGTATCTGGATCAACTTCATACTTATAATGTCTTAGACAGTTTAACCCATCGTGGCAATTTTCTCTATCAAACCAACAGTTTGCAAAGATTGAACGTGCCGCATTGATGGAGTCAACAATAGGCACTTTGCCGATAATCCTAGTCTTAAATCCCGCATTTCGGACAATTTCTTCAATTGATCGGCCTGCTGCTGCAAGAGTTTTGTTTTCGGCATCGTGAGGCAGCCATAGCGTGTCATAAACATATCCAAAAGTTTGCAATTTAGAAAGATAATGCGACATAGTTTGTTGACTATCTTCGATATAGCGAATGATTCTCGTTTCCATTCCTATAAACTGAACAAACCACATAGCAGTCGCATCTGACCAGCCCAAGTCAAATACAACGTGTACTGGCTTCATTGGATCATAATTAACTTTAGTAATTCTGCCCTGCAACTCTGCAAGCTGCATTTCTTTGGCAAAAATAGCACCGTCAACAGTCTGTCTGCATATTCCTTCCCAAACAGTGTTGTACGATTCTTGATCTCGGTGCTGCAATGAGATACGCTCTAAATCAAGCGTTTCAGGGAACCAAGGGTTATCAGACCAATTGATCTTTTGTACTACGCAATCGTTAGGCGGTTTAAGAACAAACCTTTGATATGTCTCATCAGATTCCAATTCAGGGTTAAAAGTAATCCAAATCTGACTGTCTTGCTTTCTAATTGTCGGGATCAATACATCCCAGGATCGTTTGCTAACTGACTGAGCTTCCTCAATCCAGCAAATATCAACACCTTCAAATGATTTAATGTTAGTAACGTTGTTTTTTAATCCCGCAAAAGCAAATTCAGTGCCATTCTTGCCCCTGATATTTGTTTGCGTAATCTCATAAAATCCATTCAATCCCAAAGCATCAATTTGATCTGACAATAATTTGTGTACAGAATCCTTAATTGAAGTCTGAAACTCTCGGGCGCACAATATTCTTAATTCGCTTTTAGCCCCAAGGATAAGCAAAGCCCTCGCTACTCCCCAAGATTTTGCACCCCCGCGTCCACCAAACAATACTTTATATCTTGATTTTTCAAATAAACAAGCCAGCTTTACTGGAAACTGTACTTTTGCAATAACAGACTTAATATCACTCATCTTTCTTAACTGGCGTTACAAACGATACTTCAATCCCATATAGCAATGGAGTTCCATCCGCACCTGTAATTTCTTGCTTGACGCTTTCACGATACTTCTTAGGAAATCGAGCAGCCATTGATCGAGACCAGATTGACGCATTTAACTTAGCGCAATCCTTTTCTTCAATCATGTGCGTTTGAGCAATTGTTTCCCACCAATCTTGCTCATATTCTTTAGCTTGCTCCAAGGCGTGCATAAACTCTGGATGTGCTTCTTTCCAGTTATACATAACTCTAGTGGAAAACCCTAAATTGCAAGCTATTTGCTCAATGCTTTTACCTAGCTTGCCCAACTCAATAACCCGCTCACAGAAAGCAGGATCGTATGATGTAGGCCTACCCATTGTGCTAGCCATTATTTTGTATCGGTCTCAGCAGGTGCTACTTCTGTAGCCAAAGTCTTATCAACTGGTTGTGTAGCGAAATTAGCTTGCGGTACAGCTTGATTATGAATCTTTACCAACAATCCATGCACCAGGCGATGTGGCATTTCTTCTAATGCTTTGATGATTGTATTGATCTCATCAACGGTATGCGTTAAGTTAATCATTTCTTTTTGCCTTTTGCTGCTTCACGTTTAACTGCGTAACTAATTGCTACGGCTTGCTTAATGGGTTTACTTTTTGCTTCTGCCTTAATGTTTGACTTAAAGGCTTTTTCTGATGTTGATTTCTTAAGCGGCATGATTTTCCTCTGAAACAAAACAAACGTCTTTCCAATTCATAATGAGTAATCGTTTGCCATCTTCAAAGTATTCTTGATACTTGAGATATTCATCTTTACCCATTGTCCCGTATCTTACAAACTCGCCCACATGAAGATGCTTTGCGGCTTCTGCCCCTACTGCGACAATCGTACCCATATTATCTTTTTCAGACATAATCACATCAATAATAGATGACTTGATGCGTTCAATAGGCTTTACAACAATCGTTCCTTTCAATGGCTTTAGCATGATTTATCCTTTGCTGGACGGCCACGCTTTACTTTTGGCAATTCAACTTCTGCATTGGATTTTGCAATAATTTCTGCATCAATTTTTTTCTGTTCGTCTATTTGATCGTAAAGCCTTATAAACTCAGTGCTTAATTTTTCAAATGTTATTTCGCTGTATTCACCACACCATGAATTTTGATGTTTTGTTTCGGAAACGGGAAAGCGGCGGCATTGACCAATAACGTAACCCCGCATCCAATATAGACAGTCTGAACAGCTTTCAGTAGAATGTATAGCAGCCATGTATAAATCTCCTTATAGATGGTTAGAGCGCCCCGTAATTACAGTTACAGGGCGTTCACTATTAACGATAGCCTGATTTGTCGTGTGTATAGCAAATGCCTTCAGTGCGGCCAGTGTTATACAGTTTGTCAGCGCCGGTCATATCTTCTTTACCCATTCCGACACCGCCCATCACACGCTCTTTACGCTCGCCTGACTTGTCAGCACGATCAACGCCTTTTGGCTCTTTTTCGCCTGACATACCTTTTGCACTGCGCTTATCCATGATACCCATGATAAATCCTTTAAGTAATGTTAATTATAGTTTAAAGCTATTTGTTAATCAATTCAATAGCATCTTTAACGTTTTCAATCCTGGCAACGATGCCACCGCACCAATTGTCATACCATTTTAACTGTTCCGGTGTAAACTTTGCTTTACTATCTCGTTTAATTTCAATAAGATAGGTAGTTTTGTTAAATCCAACCAACAAATCAGGGCATCCTTTACCAACGCCTGATAAATCTGTTACTACTGCTCCATGCTCTCTTAAAGCGTGAACAATCTCTTTTTGATTAACATCTGTCCTCTTGGCTCTCATATATGTCAATCTTAACTGATGATGAATTTATTAAACTGTGGAATGAACATGGCAGTCCTACGGAGATTTCAGCTAATACGGGCATTTCTATTCGGAATATATTTTCCAGACGCCGAAGTATTGAAATTAGACATGGAATTTCATTATTAAGTAAAAGTAGTCTACAACAAAATATTAAACGTGAACAGACCCCTGGGCACGTTCGCAGAGGAATAGATTTAGATTCTGGCGTTGTCATTGTATTTTCTGATGCTCACTTCTGGCCTGATGATACAACCACTGCTTTTCGTGCATTACTTAAAATAATTAAGCTATTAAAACCCAAAGTTATTGTTAATAACGGTGATGCCTTTGATGGTGGATCAATTAGCCGCTTTCCTCGTATTGGATGGGATAAAAAGCCAACCATTAAAGATGAGCTTAATGCCTGCAAATTTTATCTTGGAGAGATTGAAAAAATAGCAAAATGTCCTTTGATTTGGACAATGGGTAATCACGATGCAAGATTTGAAACCATGCTCGCTAACTCTGCCTCGGCTTTCGAGGGGATTTCAGGGTTTAGTCTTAAAGACCATTTTCCCAATTGGCTGCCATGCTGGTCATACTGGATCAATGAAGATACTTGCATCAAACACCGATATAAAGGCGGCAGAAACGCTGGATATGCAAATATTATTGCCGGTGGAGTAAATATGGTCACTGGACATACTCACGTTTTAGCTGTTCAACCTATTACCAA